CAAGAAATATAATACTTAATTTTCCAAAAAGCTGTAAGTATTTTAAAATGGATAATGCTAGATGGAATGAATTTAAGTTTGCCGTATCTCAAGTATGTCAGCATGAAGCTATTCACAAAGATCAATGGATGCACCGTACATATGTTAGTACTGAATACGAAGAACCAGACTTTAGAGATTTAGTAACTAATGTAGGGGAAGACAAGGAGTATCTGTCTGATATTGATGAGATAGATGCGTATGGTCATGATATAGCTATGGAGATAAGATATAGCTACCCTAAGAAAGATCCGTATGAAATTCTTCGCACTATAGGTAGTAGAAAGAAAATATGGTCCTATAGTTACTATAAAAAAACGTTTAAGGGTGATGATTGGGATCATATTAAAAAAAGACTTTTAAAAAAGACGTTTCTGTGGTTACCACACGTTAAAATTTAAATCAAAAGGAACGTATGACCGAGAATATATTTTCTGTTTTAGATATTATACAAATTGTATTAATGTTACTAGCATGCTGGGCTTGTTACGTAAGAGGTAGAGTGACGGGAATGCAGGATATGATTGAGGAACTGGCAGATAGAGGAGTTCTAGATTTAGAAAAGTTAGAAGAAGAGGAGACGTAACTCTTGCCTTTTATCCTTAGATAGTATATAATAGGATATCAACAATAAAGGTACATATGCAAACTCAATCAAATTCTAGAGCCCGTATTAAGAACGATACTGTTGGTAACGACGGTATGCAGTTACTATTTCAAGAATATCAAGAAGCAACATCTATGGAAAGCTTTCGTAACACTTGTAGTAGGTTAATTTTAGATTCTTCTGGTAAAAAGTCTACTAAAGATAGGTTTCTTGCAGAGATTAATAGATCTACATCAAGAGAGATGATGCTTACTAAAGTAACTAATTATATGATGGCAGGTCAAGGTCTTGGAGTGTAACTCCGAAATAGTTGGCTTTTAAATTGATAGTAGTATATAATTATACATTATGGAGTTTATATCATGGCATTATTCACAGTAGCAGGTGTATCAAATAATAACGGTAACGTAAAAGTTCGTTTTTGTTCTGATCTTGTCCTGCGAGTTAAAAATCTTCAGAAGCAGGGCGATACAGATATTCAATTAGTAGAGCTACCTTCTCCCATGAATAAAGTAGATACTTGCTTGTATCTGCTAACGTTACCTGAATTTAAACCTTTCTATTTTGATATTGAAACTGTATTGGGTACGAAACAGTTGCCTAAATCAGCTAAAGATATTATAATAGAGATTAATAAAGTTGAAGTAGATTCTGAAATTGAAGATATTAAAGAGTTATTGTTAGCTTAGTTTTTTAAGTATAGTAGGTCGACCACCGCCTGCTATACTCTCTTGTTGGTGGGGCATTTATAGGAAATAACTATGTCATTGCAATCTAAAGTTCTCAAAACCTTGAAGTCGGGTCGTCAATTTACAGCTGGTCAAATGGCTGGTTTGTTCAGCACTACTGAAGGTACAGTAGCTGCTCGTATCTCTGAGCTCCGGGCTCAAGGCTACTCCATCTTTAGCAATACTGCTAAGAATGGTAAAACTGCATATCGTATCGGGACCCCATCCCGTCGTATGATTGCTGCTGCTTATGCTGCAGCTGGTAGCTCAGTTTTTAACTGATAGTTTATTCGATTACCTAGATACAGAGAAGCCCTCTCTAGCTAGCTCTAAGTAATGCCGGATAGTCGTAACCGGTTTTTTTATAGGATAAAATATGCCATTGTTCGTTGTTGAAACTATATCTACCATACGCCATAAATACGTAATTGAATGCAATGAATTAGATCATGCTTTCGATACAGTAACAATAGGTGAAGCAGCAGAGTTTAGTCAAATGTTTCTCGGTGAACAGATCATTACCGGTCATGAAATTACCAAAGATACTTTTAACGAGATGAATGAGATGTTAAAAGACGTTGGGGACGGTACATCATATCAACCAGAGTGCGGAAGCCCATGGTTAGGTGATAAAATTATTCACCAAGTTAAATACTAATGGAGTAACCTATGAACTTTATAGCTAGACACACTAAGAATCGAAGAGAATTTAATCCGAATAAAAAAGAAGATGTAGCTGAGTATCGTTACTATATTAAAAACGCTCAGTGGGAGAACGGGTGCCCATTTTGGTTAGATTGGCCGTATTTAAGCATACCAGAGATGATTAAAGATAAGCTAGTTAAAAGTTATTTAAAGATGTAATAAAGCCCCCGATTCTGGGGGTTTTTTTATGTATAAATATAAAGAAATAACTATAGGGGTGTATAATGGCTGGATCATCTGCTGAGCGCCAAGAGATGGGTGTTATAAAAGACATTATCAATCAAATTAAAAAAACAGGACCTGTTAATGTAAGGGCTGGGTCTGTAATAATTAAAGGTGTTACAGAAGTTAAAAAATACAGCGGTCGTCAGATAGGGGGATCAGAACCGTATACAGACGTTCAGTTGATTACGGGTAAAAAAACTTACAATTTATCGCTTAAAGGAGAAACAGCCCCTTCTTTAGCAGGCGGGGGGTTAAAAGGTTTAGAATTAGCTGTACCAGGTATTGCAAAAAAGTTTATGCAGGCTGCATATAAACACTTGACAGCTAAGCTTAAGCTTACCACAGGCGACAAGATCCCTGATATTTACGGTCAAATTGAACCTAACGATAAAGTCAAGATTGTCGTCGGTAATGCTGCAATGGGGGGTCCTATTGATTACATGTATATTGGTCCAATGACAGTAGCAAGCAAATATGATATATTAACAAACACATTAATGCTCAACGGCACTCTTACAGAAGCTAAAAAATATGCAAATAGCCACGATCTTTATTTTCGACTAAGAGCAAGAAGAGAAGATCAACGGTTTGACAAAGCTGCTAAAGATAACTTTGGCGTACCAAAAATTTATGGAAAATCACCGTCTAGAGGTGATACTGCTGGCAGAATAGTTGTTACCGATAAGACCCCATCTCAAGCAGAAATAGTTAAAATAAAATAATGATAAAATTTCAATTCTACTTAAAAGAAGCTGCTTCGGAAGAAAAGCTTAAGCATTTAGAACATGCTGAAGATCATGTTATTAATTCAGGCTTCGATGGCTTCGCTCATGCATATCATAACTTACAAGACGTTCATGATCAGCTAAGTGGTAAGAAAAGCCAAACTAAGATTACAACTAAGTATGATGGTAGTCCAAGTATAGTGTTTGGGCATCATCCTGAAACTGGTAAATTCTTTGTAGCATCAAAGTCAGCTTTTAACAAAGACCCAAAGATTAATTATACAGAAGAAGATATAGATAGAAATCATGGTCATGCACCAGGTCTTGCAGAAAAACTTAAAATAGCTCTTAAACATCTACCAAAAGTAGCTCCTAAAACCGGAGTATATCAGGGTGATGTAATGCATTCGGGTATCAGGAGTAAAGCTAATGCCTCCGGCGATGTTACAGAAGAGGGCGGTAAGTATCACTTCCAAGCTAACCCGTCTGGTATTAAATACTCTACTAAGACAACATCACCTGAAGGTAAAAAAATTGCAACGTCTAAATTTGGTGTAGCGGTTCATACTGCATACTCTGGTAATACTATTGGTGGTTTAAAAGCGGAATATGGTATGGATACCTCCAAGTTTAAATCCCACCCAGATGTACACGTTATTGATGTAACCGATGATGTTAAGCATGCTAAAATGACCCCAGACCAACATGCTACATTTCAAAAGCATTTAGATGCGGCTACTAAGGTATTTAAAGAGACGCCTAAAAACGCATATAAAGCTTTAGAGGGACATCAAGAACATTTAAAGACATATATCAATAAAACTGTTCGTGAAGGTACTACCCCTAATGTAGAAGGTTATACTGAGCACGTTAAGGGAATTCACGCTAAGGGTATTGCCGGTGTAAAGACTGCTAAAGCTGTAACTACTAAGACCGAAAAAATGCAGAGTGACTTAGCTCATATCGATAAGCATAAAGAGAACTTTAATAAGATCTTTGATATGCATTATCATTTACAGGCAGCTAAAGATCAATTAGTTAAGGCGTTATCTGCTAAGCCGAAGTTCGAAAGCTCCATGAAGGGTACCCCTACTAAACCAGAAGGTTATGTTGCTATCAGAGATAACAGACCTACAAAGTTAGTAGATAGAGCAGAGTTTAGTAGAATGAATTTCTTAAGGTAGTTATGAAAACGTTTAAAACCTTTTTAACTGAAGCAGTAGGTAAAAAGTCATTGCATATTTTTGATATTGACGATACACTACTACATACAACAGCTAAAATTCACGTTAAAGATCCTCAAGGTAAGACGGTGCGTACGTTAACTAATCAAGAGTTTAATGATCATCATTTACCTAAGGGTCATAGCTATGACTTTGGAGAGTTTAGAAACGCTCAAAAGTTTAGTAAGGAATCAAAGCCTATCCATAGTATGATTAATAAGGTTAAACACCTATCTACTAATCCTGAGAATCACGTAATTTTTAATACTGCCAGAGCTAACTTTGACGATAAGAATAAGTTCTTAGGTACATTCAAGAAGCATGGTATTAACATGAAGGGTATACACGTAATTAGAGCTGGTAATATTAATCAGGAAGGTACTCCTGCTGCTAAGAAAGCTACCGTTATTAACGGGTATATTAGCAAGCATAAGTATAAGGATGTACATATGTACGATGACAGTAAATCTAATCTTAAAACATTCCTTACTCTTAAACCACATCATCCAAATACCAGCTTTCATGCTTATCACGTACAGGGTCATGACTACAGTAAATACGAATAATTACCTATTCCTCAAACGCCCACATAAAGATTATACACTCATAGCAACTAAAAATCCATGTTATTTGGTTAATAAAAAAAAGTAAAGGAAAAATTATGCCAGTTGTTTATAGACCATATGTAGAAAAATTAGGGGGTAATACCTCAGCAACTGCATTTGTTGGTAATGAGGGTGAATTGTTTTATGACCCTGCTTCAACGTCACTAAGAATATCAGATGGTGTAACACCGGGAGGTACGGTTTTAGGTAGCAGCTTTAACTCTTCAAAAGCTTCCTTTGATCCTGTGTTTACTGATGCTAATGTTACTTTTGCAGGTGCTACAGTAACTGCTGATTATGTGCGTCACGATGAAATAGTTCACTACCATGTAAATGTAAGCTTTGCAGGTACAACTAATTACGGTAACAGCCAGTACCAAATAACATTACCGTTTCCTTCGAAACACACAATGTCAACAACTACCGGTACACTACATCAGATCGGTGCAGCAGGGGGTAGCGGGGCAAATACCTATTACCATATTTCTGGACATTTAGACTTAGATTATAGTAATACCACTTTGAAATTATTCTATTCGGGTAGCACGTCGGATTTAGCTTGGAAGTTTAATACTCCCGGTGGTGTACCAGCTGCTAACGTTAACGCGTACTGGGCTGTTGCAGGGGATGCGCATTTTGATCTATCAGGCTCATATCATATAGATGTATGAAAACATTTAAAGATTTAAGAGAGAAATGTTGGGATGGTTGGACTCAACAAGGCATGAAAAAGAAGGGTAACAGAATAGTACCCAACTGTGTTAAGGTATCTGAAAGTCAATGAAAAATCTTAAGGAAAAGCAGTTTTTGGTAAATATGGCTCTGTCATTAGGACAGACGCCTGATCCTGCATTGGTGAAGGAGTTAGAAGAGCATAAAAAGATTATGGATACCGTAACTCCTATGGGTGAGGAGTTTGGTAATTTGATTGCGCAGCTTA